TCTGAAGAAGCGACTCCTGTTTCTGATGTCTGCAACACCTCAGATATTGAGACAGGAGATTTACCGCCTCCTAAGTATTCCGGTCTTTGAAGCCTGCTATCTGATGAAGTTACTCCGAAGTGAGATTTTATTACTTCGATATATCGGCTACCGCCTCTTGCGTTTTTTTCAAGCCATTCTTGTAATCTGAATGCTTGTCTAAGGTCGTTTATTGATGCTGAAGTTGCTGTTGATAGATCTGCAACTAATGATTTTGAATTGTCAACGGTTACGTTAAGTTCAGAACCGGGTAAACCACCATAAGCTTGTATTCCTCCACTAGTTTCGTCATTAATAGAATATAATGTTCCTGCTCCGGTTGTTGGTACGCCTGATGTATTAACAAGATTATCGTTTCCTACGCCACGTAATACACTAGGCTCTTGAGAAATTTGATAATTTATAGGGGCGTCTGTTCCTAATGGAATTGTTGCTTCGGGTCCTTTTTGTGTCCAAGGTAGGGCAGAGGTGAAGTAGTCATGTCCCCAAGCACGTTGATGTAATACTTGTAAATCGGGAGAAGAATTTCCACCGTCGTTTAAGGTATCTACACCTTTAGTTATAAGATTTTGGTCACGAAAGAATTCGTTATAAATCATTTGATATGCAGCAAATGGGAGTGCTGATACTTTTGTTTGTCCTGTTGTGCCTGGTCCTGTGGATGGTGGTAATGTTGGTATACCTAAATAATCAGGTAATGAACCGATTGCAGTAGAAGTTGGTGTCATTTTTATAGTTGGAAAGACAGGGTCGGCTGTACCGTCTTCGCCGCCAGTTATAAAGTCTTCCCAATTTGACCATGTTAATCTGTTTGGTACAAAGAAAAAATGTTGGTATACGTCAATGCGATGCATGACAGGTGCTAACATAGGGGCAAAGCGTAGCATTTGCGTACTTGATAGTTTGATTTTGTCACCGGGTAATACGTCCATGACTAGGGTAGGAGTTAATACTCCCATGTTCATAGACATTTTTCTATCGTGTGATAAGTTAAACGTGTTACTGTTTGGTTTGTTGATTTTAATTTCGTTAAATATTGACATAGTTTTTGTTTTATTGAAGTGGAAATTGTGGATTATCTCTGCGAAACATGCTTAATAGCATATTCATTATAACTTTTGTTGCGTCGTCGCCGGGTAGTTGACCTTGTTTAGCGCGTTTATTAATAATATCTTTTAATGTGCCATCTCTTTTAACGTTTCCAGTTTCGGCATCAAGTTTTTCTGTTTGACTTTCTACTTGTAAAATATCTTTTAAAGTTTTTTGTATTTGTGCTTTTTTGTATTCTGCAGATGCTGATAGATCTGTTTGTTTAGATAATTCTGTATCGGCTTGTGCTGTTTTAAGTATTTTGTCTGCTGTGTAAACTCCGTTTTGTGTTCTTAAATTATCTGTTTGTGCTTCAGTGTTTTTAAGATTAATATATTGCATCATTTGGTTGCCGGGTTGTATATCTTGAATATCGGCTGCTTTTGCTCCTGGTAATGAATTTGCTGTTCCTGCTGTCTGTCCAGATGAACCGCCATATACTAGGTTTGGATTAAGACCAGCAGCTTTTAATCTTTCCATTTGTTGGCTAGGATGATTATATGCATTTGTTCTGTCCCACATGTTTATATCGTGGGCTCGTGCGCGGTTGGCTTCTCTTTTGCGTCCTCTATTTCCAAATAGTGTACCTAAGGCGTTACCGAGTAATCCGGCGCCTGCTGTTATTAATGGTCCTGCTAATGGTGCGGGCATTATTTTATTGTTTTTAAGTTAATGTTTCTTGTATCTTGATATAATTTTATTAATGCGTCTACGCGTTCAAGATAATTTTCTGGCTCTATACATCTATAAGAGTATAGTTTAAAGTTACTTTCTAATTCTACAGCAAGTAATATTCCTGCTGATAGTTGTTTTCCGGTTTCTTTTTTTTGTGCTTCTGTTTGTAATTTTGACATGGTGTTGATTTTAAGTGCTTGATTTTCAAGCTGTTAGTGTTTAAATTTGTTCTATAATTTATATTATGTTAAGTCCCATTTTTACTGGGCTTAAGAGCGTTTTGCTCTATTTGTTTTTGCTAATATAATACTTTTTTTTTATTTACCAAATTAAGCTTTGATCTATTAATTATTGTGCTCCGTAAACTGCGCAGTGTTTTAATAGTTTTTTGC